GTTTTTGCGAAGAATTGACACGAAGTGTCGACATTTCGCGTCCCGCCCCCGCGAATTCGCTGGCGTTAATTTATAGTGCGAATCTTAAAAAACATATTGACAGTATTGATTACGCTCTGTATAATATAGTTATGAAATTGAGAAATAGACTACACAAATTCAAAGTAAAGCATAGTTTATACTGTGTTAGCGATGTTTGGGAACGCTATGACATTCTTATCACAATGGTAGGTTTCTGGGCGATAGTGCTCACACTACTTGCTCTTGAAGCCAAAGGCATCATCTAGCGTAAGAATCTTCAGCCAACCTATTGACACGCTGAACAAAAAAGTAGTATAATATACTCATAATGAAAAATTTAATAACATACATCAAGGAACTAATTATGGCAGACAATGCAATCAGACCTAAAAACTACACAGATGAGATGGTCGCATCTATGACTGAGCAATATGTTGCTAACCCAACAAGAGAGACTGTTGAAGCTCTTGCTCAAGAATTCGGCAAATCGGTAAGAAGTATCATTGCTAAACTATCAAGAGAAGGCGTGTATGTTGCTCAACCTAAAGTGACCAAAACAGGCGAGCCTGTTGTTCGCAAAGCAGAACTGGTTGCTCTACTTGAAGCACACTTCGAGGTAGCAATACCAACTCTTGTAAAAGCTAGCAAAGCTGACTTACAAAAATTAGTTGACACAATCAGCTAGAATGTCAATGACTGAGGGGCGTACTTAACGATGACGCTCCTCTCTCAGGCTCTATTTTTAAGCAACTTAGAACAAATTATTTTAAGTTTTTTAAAAATAAATCTTGACATGGCGTTCAAAATTTTGTATAATATATACAGAAATTGAGAAAAGAGACCAAGAGTAAAAAATAGCCTTCGGGCTTTATGATTGAGCAATAGCCAATAAATACACTCCTCTACTCATTCTCAACGCCTTACCCTACATACGAGGCACGAGTCAAAGCAGTAGGCGTCAGTAGGCATACGATAAGTGCTTGCAGTCCTACACAACTCAAGTGTAGCGTGATTGAGCCGTAGATGCATCGACAACATCTCGGGGGCGGAATGCTCGGTAAACATAGTAGTAAATCTATTCCCTACCATAAGTCCTTAGCCTCTGGCAATGATAGGCAGGATACCATTAGTAGTAAATCTATGTTGACCAAACCTACATGGGCTTCTTGGCGTGACCAGTAGTAAACATAACAACACCAGCGTCTGGCAGAACGAAATCTTGCTCTCATACTCAGCGAGACCATTACGGATAGCGAGTGGAAAGACTATCTCTCCCCACTCAGTATGCGATATAATAACATATTCGTTGCCAGCTTAGACGAAACAGAAATGATAAGCTATGACACTCAGTGTGCTAGTGGAGTTACGGCTCTCACCCTCAAGTAAATGCGAGCATAGTGTCAAAACGAAAAGTTTTACCCCATCAAGCGGAGAGCTATCTTAGGAACCATGGTTGCGCGTAAGGAAGAACCATGATAGACTCGCAACGCCATATGGGAAGAACTATAAAGTCGAGTGAAGTAAATGACAAATGGACGACGGCACTGATGCATACGCCAAGCCCTAATACATTCACTGCTCGCTGAGACTTACTGAGGAGAACTCAACCAGCACGAGGGACACAGCGTATCTGTGTGAAGTGTCAAAACCTCTAGAGCCGTAAGACTTTTGTTCACGCAAGCAGGCACGCATGGGTAGTTGATGAACTAGATACGAAGTGCGAATCAAACAAGAAATTTATTTTTGAACCCAGCCAATGTGCTGGGTTTTTTTATGCCTCGCAAAAAATAATTCTTGACAATCATCATCAGGCGTGATATAATATACATAATTAAAAAATCAACAAAAAATTTCAACAGGAGAAGCGACATGAACTTAACATTTTTAACCAAAACAGACAAACAACTTCATGCTATGCGTTTTCAACAAGACTCCAACGGCAAACTAGCAAGACAAGAAATTCAAAGAAGAAAGCTAGTAGGCTACTGCGATGGCACAGCAATCCAAAAAGTAGATGCCAAAGCAGTTATCGTTGAGCCAGAAAGCACAGTAGGAACAAGTCCAGACAGAGTTTACGCAGTAGGCGTAAGGAGAAACAAGTAATGGCGCGAAGAAAAGTATTAGCAAACGCTATCAAACGCAGAAATGCTAGACGCTTGTGGAATCACTTAGTAGCAAAACTAAGTAGTAAAACTATAGACGACTTGGCTCCAGAAGAAGATGCGTGGGATAGACACGAAAGACATATGAAACCAATCAGGGAGGCTCAAAAGCACAATGATTATTGATTATGGAACAGAGTTAGGGGTTCGCTTGATAAGAACAATCGACATGGATGGGCTAGTGCATCTATTAGTAAAGAAAGAACCCCAACTAGCACAGGAGTTATCTGACAAGATAGCATTTCAAATACAGGACAATCAAATCACAGGAGAAGAAGATGCCAGCTAAATTTAAACCCAGCGAAAGGGAATACCCAAAAGATGCTAGAGGTAGACGCATGAATACTCAAGTGCAAGTAAAAAAGTGGAAACACCACTACTTAAAAGCACAAAGCGTAGAAACATTGCTAGAAGCTATCAATAGTAGCAGAACTAAGCCAAAACACAGAACTAAGTATAGAAACGAGCTTGCTCGTAGAGGTATCAAAACAGTTTATGTTGTCAATGGCGAGCAGATAGAAAGAACAAGACAAGCATTATTAGATTATGCTAAAAAGAATGGTGGGAGGTTTGCGTAATGTATGACAAACCAGTAAATGCCAAACCAACAAAGGCAGCCAAAACAATTTTTGAAATGAATCAGCTATCGGTATCACAAAATGACGGCGTAGTTAGAACAGGCGATGGCACAGTAGTAGGTAGTCAAAAGTGGCTAATCAATGTAGATTATTCGCTTGATTGTAAAGAAGGCGAAGACTTCATAGTCAATGCAGTCAGCGAAGAAGATGCAGTAGCTAAAGTAGAAAACCTATTAGTAGGAGTAGCAAAACGAAAAGGTATGGAATTAGGTTCTATATTTGTAAACTTTGCGGCTACAAAGGAGACAGTCGATGGCAAAAGATAATATCATTCAGTTTCCAAACAAAAAGAAACAAAGCGAAAGACAAAAGGTCAGAATGATGCAGGCTAGAATAGATGAGATTGATGTAGAGAACAGGTATATCGAAGAGGATATAGCTTATCTGAAAAAATCATTAGAGAAGAATCACTTAGAAGCTGAAGAAATTTTGAAGCAGTTTGCAATAATGAATGGTGAGAACTTCTTCTCAGCTGGAGACAAACCAGTAATGGACTTCGAGAATGAGTGGGGAGATGACTTTGAGTTCACTCCCGACTTTGATATTCCCGATGTGCCAAACAAAAGAGAAACAGAGTGGGACGAGCTAGGAGATAAACTACATGATGCGGCTAAGAAATTAGAAGATGCAGTAGTGCAACTAGTGCTAGACCTAGATAATAACAAAGATAAACCAGAGGATAAATAATGGATTTTATAAAAATGGGTAAAAACGATAGCATAGACTATCATGTAGACCAGCACGGCATACTTACTATAAAAATAGACACCACAAAAGAAATCGGACCTAGCGCAAGTGGGAAAACTACATTGATTGCTAGTAGTGGTGGCAATGCAAAATTAGACATAGGCTTAAACATAGACTGTTTTTTAGGCTTAAATCTATACTTTAAGTGATGGCGGCTAACTACACAACAGAACAGGTAGAGGTAATGATTGCTTGGTATACTGCCGAGCCTACTAGAGAAACAGTCAATATGATAGCAAAAGAGATGAATAAGAGTGTAAAATCTGTCATTGGTAAGCTATCAAGGGAAGGCGTATACAAGAAGCAAGTCTACAAGACTAAAACAGGCGAGATACCAATGACAAAGCAAGAGATTGTGATGCTCATGGCAGACTTGCTAGAGATAGATAGTAGTAAAATTATGGGGTTGGAGAAAGCCCCCAAGCAAGATATTAAGTTCCTAAGCGAAGTAGTATCAAAAAGAATAATGGAGGCTAGAGATGGCTGAACATATGGTGAAAAAATACATAGCAAAAGTGGAAAAGACAGTATTTGTAGTAGAAGAACTAGAGATAGTTGCTGAAACTGAGAAAGAAGCAGAAGAGTTGCTAGACGATTACTGTGCTGACGAACACCATGCTAGCGTAACAATCAGAGAAGTAGAAGAACAAGAAGTTCAAATCGATTCGCAATGGATTGATTCTTGTGAAGCACTATCAGTAGACGAATTTATGGAAATTGATGGTGGACAAAGCATGATAAGAGACTAAACCTTAACCAAACCGTAGCGGGGCTGTTCTGCCCCGTATACCTTAACTAAACCGTAGCGGGGTCGCTAAAATACAAAAGCTAGGGGCAAATTGTCAACGATTTGTGTCAGCATAGTAGTAAATTAATGCAGTCAAGTAAGGTAAGTAATGAATTAAAAATTTTGAATTGGGAGAAGTTATTGAACTTTTTTAGTGAGGAAATTTGATGGTTTTATACTCAATTAGTTTAGAGTGTTTTTGACCCCGCTTATTAAGTTTATATCGTGGTCAATATGATTGATTTAATCGCATAATACACAACATTTAACAGAGGCATCAGATATCGAGCCATCTCTTCTAAGGAAGAGCTGTCTCTCATGTGATGCTCTTTAGTTAGGTTTTGTTGAATTGTATGAATATCAGTTATCTGTGTTATTATCAATTATTGTATATATTATACCACAATTTTAGCTAAATAGCAAGTAAAATTTTTGGTGATGTCATAGAATGGAAGGTCTGGGAAGGTTTCATTTAACATAAAAAAGTGTAATTTTTCATGTAGTTATCGTTTTTTGAAGGGTAGGCGATCCTTCAATCTTAATGGTTGAAGCTGAGTGGCTTTATTTCTCTTTGCTTCTCTGCGTTTGGCAGCGTTTTTGAGCCTTTGTTTTCGTTGTGCTGGCTTCTCGTAATACTCTTTTTTCCTTATATCGTCCATGAGTCCACTTCGTTTGACTTTGTTTCTGAAATTTCTCAGTAGCCTGTCAAAGTTGTAATTTGGGTTATTCTGTTTTCTTCTCATTTACGCCTGCGAGTGGAATCAAAAGTCCAGCCTCGCTTTCGCAGGTATTGAACTTTGGAATAAATGGCAGTCGGAGTCTTGTTGAGACGAACAGCGAGTTGTTGAGTAGTCGCTGTGCCATATTCCTTTTTGAGTAAGCGAACTTCCGAATCAGTCCACTTGTTATTTGTAATTTTCATATGACTATTATACCAAAATAGAGAGCAGAAGTCAAGAATTATTTTCAACTGCTCTCCAAAAACTTCTTGACCTGGCGCTTATATTTTAGTATAATATAGGTATGAAAAAAGAAATGAACATAACCAAATTAGAACAACAACAAATTCTGCTCAATCAATTCGTAGAGGAAGATTTCGGTAGAGTTGCAGTTATTTTAGAAGGACGCGACACAGCTGGTAAAACAGGAACTATTCGTGAGCTTACGCACTACCTTCCAACAAGTAAGTATTCTATATCCCTTAGTAGCAAACCTAGCGCATGGGACATGAAACACTGGCTCAAGTCTTGGAAGAGAAAGTTGCCTAGCAAGAATCAGATAGTATTCTTTGACCGAAGCTGGTATTCCCGTGCTATGGTTCAGAAGTTGAATGGCTGGTGCACAGACAAGCAATACAACAGGTTCATGGACGAAGTTTTGAAGTGGGAGAGCAAGCAGAAAGATATTACTTTCATCAAACTATGGCTCAGTATTTCAGAAGAAGAACAAGCTATCAGGATTGGTGCAAGACAGAGTTCTCCTCTTACAAAATGGAAATTTTCACCGAACGACGCTGTTGCGCTTTCAAAGTATGACCAGATGACTATTCTCAAAGAAAGAGTATTCACTACGCTTGGCGAGTGGCACAGTATAGATTATAACGATAAGAAAGCTGGACGACTAGCACTTATCACAAAAATAGTGGACATATTAAATGATAATACAAGGTAGTATGCGATACTCTCCGAGTGGTCGCAAAAGAAAAACAAATGCTTACAAAACTAAGGCACGCCCTAAGTTTGTAGCACAACAAAAGAAAAATTTTAAAAAGCCAGACACAACTCCAGTAGTGCCTAGTCTCAAACCTAGTAGTAAACCTAAGTATAAAAACGATACACTTTCTGCTGAGGAACGACTAGAGATTAGTAAGAATTATACTGTGGCTCCAGCTTATAACAAAGGGGCTTATCAAGTAATTCCTAAAGGAGATGTGAAATGGATTGGCAAATGACAGCTTGGATTATATTCACAGGCTTAGCTAGTGGACACATTATGTTTAATGTGGGACGCAGAGTCGGGATAGGAAATACATTAGACTATTTAAAGCAAAAAGGAGACATCGACTTTGACGACTGAAAAATAATTCTTGACAAAGTGGTGTAATTTTGGTATAATTATATAGTGAAATTTGTAAAAATTCACAGAGATTTACGCGCAGTTGTAGGTGCTGCCACAACAAAACCTTCTATGTCTGGCACGAGTAGGAAACAAAGCTTTCCGAGGGCGAGGTAGGAGTTCTCATTCCACCATGAGACGGGTTTTTGCGAGACATATTTATATTAACCGAACTACCGAAAGGAGTTCACAGCGCGTGCCGAAAGGACGCAAATAGGAGAACCAAATGACTGGATTAACAGCATTAAACTTTAATGATTTCGACAAATTATTTGTCGGATTTGATCGCTTACACAATGAGCTAACGAGAAGAGCCGAGACATCGCCTCTTAGTAATTACCCTAGATACAACCTAGTAGCTATCGGCGAGGACGGATACCGAATCGAGATGGCATTGCCAGGCTGGAAAAAGGAACATATTGATATCAAGCAACACAAAAATAAGCTTACCATTGAAGGTAATGAGAAGCAAGAGTTAGATTCTGATGAGGAACGCTATATCCACAAAGGATTAAGTGGTAAAACCTTTAGTAGAGTCTTTACGCTTGGCGACTGGGTAGAAGTATCAGATGCAGGGTTTAGAAATGGTTTATTAGTAATTAACCTACAGGTGAATACACCTGATGCAGAGAAGCCTAAAACAATACAGATAGGCTAAGGAGAACGAAATGCAACAAGCAAGACGATTCTTGAATCGTTATGCGAGTGTGCAAGCGTTTCAAGAAATTAAAGCAAAATACTGTCCCGATGGACAAACTTGCGAAGTAGTAATTATGTTAGGTATAATGATAGGATTTATGTATGTAGCTATGTTACCAATAATAACATGGTAATAACAGATACTGCTTTAGAAAAGTTAAGAGAAAGAACTGCCTCAAGCGATGCTTGGGGCGTTCGACTCTCCGTAAAAGGAGGGGGATGTGGTGGCTATACATATGAGTTAAGTTATGCAGATATGCCTGATTTAACTGATGTGGTATATAAAAACATCTTAGCAGTAGATAGTCTCAGCTGGGACTATGTAAAAGATGCCACACTAGAGTGGCAAGTACGAGGACTACAAGAAGAATTTGTAATCCAAAACGAACAAATAGAGAGTGGACGCTGTGGCTGTGGCGAAAGCTTTTACATGGAAAAATTATGAATACAAGTCAAAATGGAATCGATTTAATCAAACACTTTGAAGGGTGTGAGTTGAAAGCGTATAAATGTCCAGCAGGCGTTTGGACTATTGGCTACGGACATATCAAGGGTGTGCAAGAAGGCGACGTAATTACAGAGCAACAAGCAGACGAAATGTTAGTAGAAGAACTATATGAGTATGAAAACTATATCAATACCTTAGTAAATGTGCCATTAAATCAAAATCAATACGACGCATTAGTATCGTGGGTTTATAACTTAGGTAGTAGTAATCTTCAAGCAAGTACGCTACTGAAAGTATTGAACGCAGGAGACTATGACAATGTTCCAGAGCAAATAATGAGATGGAACAAAGCAGGTGGGAAAGTCCTAGAAGGACTTACTAGAAGAAGACAAGCAGAGGCAGACTTATTTGGACATTAACTTTGAAGGCGAGACCTATCACATAGGTCAGCATATGTGGGACGCAATGTGCCAGCAGGCAGCAGAGCGTGGAATGAGCATTGATGAGTATATTGCTGAAGCATTTACATTATTAAGGGAAAAGAAATTAACAAAACAATCGAATTTGGAGCAGGACACTACAGACCTCTCCCAGACAACTTAGCAATAGAGCCTAGCGAAATCAATGGGTTAGGCTTACACACACTCGAACCTCTAAAGGCGGGCATTTATTTAGGAGAAACACACATTTGGGAAGCCAATAGGTGGGACTGGATACGCACACCATTAGGAGGATTTATTAATCATAGTTCTGAACCTAATTGTTTTATACATACAAACATTCATTATCATGATGGACAGCAAAGAGAGTTGTATACTGTAAAACCTATAAAAGAGGGAGAAGAACTAACAGTCTACTACACAGTAGGATATGATGACATTCTATGACACACCCTTTGAACGATACTCTCGAAGAAGAGCAGAGAGTAATAATCTGCGAACAGCAGAAAGAAATTAATAAACTGAGACAGAACATTTTACATTTGCGAGATATGATAGCTCAAGAGAACGAAGCAAAGTATAGAGCTTATGTAAAAATAGCTGACTTACAAAAGGAACAACATGGCAGACAGAACACAGATACATAGAGTCGAGCTAGTAGTAAAACTAGACAATACTGATGTAGGTGATTGGGTAGATGGTATTTATGCAGAGCATAATAAATTACTTTCAGAGCCTGTAATTATCGCATCAGACACAACACCTTTAGATATTGAACAAGTAGAAAATAAATGGATAAAAGATATCCTCAATGAGTATAAGTAATAATCTAAAGGTAGCCATACGAGTACTCGAAGAAAAGCAAAACGCAACTAAGAGTCCTTCACTATGGCAAAGCTACGAAGAAGAGTTAATAGTTCTTCGTAAACAACTGGGAGAGTTATTAGATGAATAATAATATGGGACAATTCTCAGGTGATATGGACAGAAACGAAGTTGAGATAGACCTTAATAAGTTTATGGCTTTATTACAAGAGAAGTCCGAACTCAAAGATAG